GGCTATGGCAGATTTAAGGTTAACAAGAAATAAGCTATTACAAGACACAGATCATTATGCTTTATCAGATCAAACTTTATCTGATGACATGAGAACTTATAGACAATCTTTAAGAGATATTACAAACAGTTTAACTACAGTCGAAGACGTTAATTCAGTCACATGGCCAACTAAACCAGGAGCCTAATAAATGGCTTTTGGAATAACAACATTTTCCGAAGCACCTTTTGCAGCAGAAGGTTCCTTAAATACCAATGTTGCAGTAACCGGTGTACAACTTACAACCAACATTGGTGCAGCTACAACACAAGCTAATGCAAATGTAAATGTAACTGGTATTCAGTTAAATTCATTTTTAGGAGATGAAACCATTGTTACCAATACTCCAGTAGATGTAACCGGATCTGAACTCAATACAAGTGTAGGTGATGTAACCACTGCTGCAGGAGCTTCTGCATCTCCAACAGGATCTGAATTAAACTTTACTATAGGTACTTTCTCTATAAGCGCTGGGGGTAATGTTTCAATTATAGCATCACCAGAACATGAAATAGAATTAACAGTAGGTTCAGTAAACACTCAAGCAAACGCAGATGTGGATGTTAATGGTAGTGAGCTAAGTGGTACTGTAGGTGATGTAGATATAATAGGTACTGCTAATATTGATGTAACCGGTATTGAATTATCTATTACTTCAGGTACAGCTAGTGTTACAGCAGATGCAAATACAGATACTAATGGAATATTACTAAATACTGATATCGGATCAGTTACAATAACAGCTGATGCAAATATAGATGTTATTGGACAACAGTTATCAGTTGCTTTAGGTGAGGAAACAATTGATATTAATACTCCAGTTGATGTAACTGGACAACAATTATCTACAAATACAGGATCTGTAACAATTGATATAAATACTATTGTTGATGTAACTGGAATTGAATTAAACGTTAGTGTAAGTAGTCCACTTATTACAGCATGGTCTAATATAGATCCAGATGTAACTAATACATGGACAGAGGTAGATAAAAGCGTTTCTAACACTTGGGTAGAAGTTGATCTAGCAGCTTAGAAGGTATATAATACAGAATTATGGCATCAACATATTCATCAGATCTTAAACTTGAACTTATGGCAACCGGAGAAAATGCCGGTACATGGGGCACAAAAACTAATACTAACTTAGAATTAGTACAACAAGCAATAGCAGGTTATCAAGCTATTAATGTAGCTTCAGCAGATGTCGCATTAGTTATGTCTAATGCATCAATTTCAAATGCAAGAAACATGGTTCTTAATTTTACAGGAACTTTAACAGGAAATAGAATTGTAACTATTCCAGATTCAATTGAAAAATTTTATATATTAAAAGATGGCACAACACATGGAGCCTACTCTTTAACTTTTAAAACTGTTTCAGGTACAGGGTTTACTTTAGACGAAGGTAAAATTCACGCTGCTTATTCAGATGGAACCAATGTTACCGAAGTTGCATTAAATACTTTAGGTGGAACAATTGGTACAGCTCAAATAGCAGATAGTGCTATTAGTACAGCAAAGCTTGCGGACGGTAGTATTACTTCAGCAAAAATTACTACTAACGCAATTACTACTTCACTTATATCAAACAATCAAATTAGTACTGCAAAAATAATTGACAATGCAGTAACTGCTGCAAAGCTTGAAAGAAAATTCACTATAAGCACAGCTTCTCCAACTGGAGGTAATGATGGAGATATTTGGTTTAAATATTCATAAGGTTTTAAATGGCTAATACCTATGGCAAAGTTTCAGGGACATTTAGAGAAGCAGACGAGGTTTATGGAAAAGTTTCAGGAACTTGGAGAGAGGTTGATGAAGTTTATGCAAAAACATCAGGTACCTGGGAATTAGTTTTTTCTGCTTTTGAAGCAACCTCATATGTAACTTTATCTTCAGGATCAGGCACTTTTGCTGTTCCAGATCAAGCTAACGCAATTCACATTCAAGCTGCTGCTGGTGGAGGTGGTGGAGGTAGTTCTGGATTAGACTATGATAAAGTTGGTACAGAACAAGGAGGTGGCGGAGGAGGTTCTTCTGGTTACGTATCCGATAAAATTTTTTCAGTCACAGGAGGTGAAACAATTTCATATTCAATTGGATCAGGGGGTGGTGGAGGAAGTGTAAGTTACACTGCATCAACAGGGGGTACAGGAGGCACTACCACATTATCAGGATCTACATCAGGATCTATTTTTAGTATTACAGGCGGAAGTGGTGCTACAAACAGAAGTGGCGGGGTTCAAGGCCCTCTTGCAACAATTACAGGGGGAAGTGCTGGAAGTGCTTCTATTTCTGGTTCTGCTATTACTTCAGGAACTTTTAAAGACTCAGACGGTACAAATAAAAATGTAACTTCAAATACATCTGGGCCAGTTGGATCATTTAATCAATCGGGTTCTGGGGCAGCAGGTGGTAACGGAATAAATTATCCTGGTGACAACGCTAACGGGCCTGGAAGAGTTGGAGCGTCTTCATTTGCAGGTAATGTCTCTGGTGGAGCAGGGGGAGATGCAGGTAATGGAGGAGCTTATGAACCTGGACAAGTTGGTAAAACAGGATCTCGTGGATCTGGAGGCGGAGGCGGAGGAACCGAACAAGGAGCTCCTGGAGGTGTTGGAGGTTCGGGACAAATTATCTATAGATTTTTAAAAGTAAGATAGTATAACTATCTTATGGCTAATATATCAAAATGGTTTGGTTATCCTATTTATATATCTAAATTAAAAAATTTTGAATCTATAAATAAAAAAATATTACCTTTAATCGAAAAAGAAATTACACCTACTAATTCTCAGTATTCACGAACCACGGACATTAAAGGAAAAGAGTTACAATCTATTGATGATAATTTACATATTGATTCTAGATTTAAAGAATTATTTAATGAAATAGAAAAAGTTATAATTGCTGCAATGTCAGTACAAAATTATAATTTAGAATTATTTGAATTTTATATAACTAAAGCATGGGCAACCTATTCAGTAAAAGAACAATTTATTGCTTATCATAGACATATGAGTAGTCACTATTCTTTTGTTTATTATCCTTATGCAGAAAATCAAGGTAATTTATTTTTTCTAGATGATGAGGCACATAAGTTAGGATTAAACATTCCAAGAAGAGAACCTTATTTTTCTAAATGGGACGAGACTAATTTTGCAAAAGCAGAGTATCCTGCAGCAACAGGAAATATTATTGTCTTTCCTTCTATGATATTTCATGAAACAGGAAAGAATTTAAAAGAAGAACCACGTATATCTATATCAGGAGATGTTATGATTACTATGAAACCAGGTGTTAAATCTGAACATAACATACCTTCTCCGTCTACTTGGAAGAAGCTCTAAAATGATGTAAAATATCTTATGTCTTTAAGAAACGTAATTATTCGACCAGGGATGAACAAAGCAGATACTCCATCAGGAGCCGAAGGACAATGGATTGATGGTGACTTTATTAGATTTAGATATGGTCAACCAGAAAAAATTGGAGGTTTTACCGCAATTGGTCAAAAAACTATTGCTGGACCAACAAGAGCACAGCATACTTGGAATGATTTAGAGGGTAGAAAGTACGCAGCATTAGGTACATCAAAAGCATTATATATTTATTATGAAGATGCTTTTTATGATGTAACTCCATTGGATACAGCTATAACAGGTGCAACTTTTGATTCGACTTCGAGCTCTAACACAGTAACTGTAAACAAAACTACACATAATTTAGAAGTTGGTGAATATATAACTTTTACAAGTGTAACTATTCCAGGAACTTCTTCATTTACAGCATCAGATTTTGAAGATTATACTTTTGAAATTTTAACAGTTCCAACAACAGGGACCTTTACAATACAAATGAAAACAACTGAAACAGGAACACCCATGTCTGGTGGTGGATCTGCAACTATAAATCCATATGTAGAAATTGGTCCAACTATACAAACTTATGGATATGGTTGGGGTACAGGAACTTGGAGTCGATTAACTTGGGGAAGTGGTACAACTTCATCAACTGTAATTTTAGATCCAGGTTCTTGGTCATTAGATAATTTTGGAGA